CTAGGAATTTGGGCGGTTTTTTTAATTGTAGTCGGAGGAACCGCTGCATTTCTATTGCCTGAGCATAGCGTAGGGTCATTCTTCGACCTACTTAAAACAATCGTCACTAGCCTAATCCTATAATGGAGATAAAGAAAATATCAAGGAATTTGCACCAAATCAACCTTGACCTAAAAGAGTCCAAAATTGCGTTGTTATCTGATATTCACTGGGACAACCCTAAATGCGACCGAGAAAAACTAAAGCGGCATTTGGACTATTGTAAAGAGCAAGAAATGCCAATCTTTATAAACGGCGATTTCTTTTGTTTAATGATGGGTAAGTGGGACCCAAGGCGAAGTAAAAAAGACATTCGACCCGAACATAATGTAAACAATTATTTAGATGCGGTTATTGAGGATGCGGTTGATTGGTGGAGTCCTTATGCCAATCTTTTGACTGTTATCGGTTACGGAAACCACGAAACGGCTATAATCAAAAACCTTGAGACTGACCCATTGCAGAGATTTGTTGACTTGCTAAATTATAAGAATAAAACCAGCGTGCATACTGGCGGTTATGGTGGTTGGCTTGTTGTTAAAAAACAAGTTGAAAGCAACACTTTTATGACCAAGATGGTTAAATACTTTCATGGTAGCGGAGGCGGTGGAGTGGTAACTAAGGGAGCGATTAACCTTACTCGTGCTTTGGAAATGTATGAAAATATGGATGTTTTTATAATGGGTCACATTCACGAAAACTCTAGCAGAAATGATGCTAGGGATGCAATACAATACAATTCAGGAAAGCATTGCCATGAGTTAATCCAAAAGCAAATTCACCTTGCCATTACTGGCGCTTATAAGGAAGAATATGAAGACGGATTTGGAGGTTGGCATATTGAACGAGGCGCACCAATTAAGCCAACTGGAGGCAGAATTTTAAACCTAGATGGCAGACGGATTAGGACCAAAGAAAATGATACTTGGGAATTGCTAGTCGATTCTTGTAAATTTCCGCTATGAAACTTTCTACAAACTTTAACCTAGACGAATTCGCCTCTGCTGACGGGACTGCTCCTAGCGGTGAGGTGCTGAAAAACTTGACTGAACTAGCCAAGAACTTGGAGGTATTACGTAAGCATTTGGGTCAGCCAATACGTGTAACGTCAGGCTTTAGAAGCAAAGAACACAATGCGAAAATTGGTGGCGCTTTAAATTCATTCCACGTGCTTGGCATGGCAGCTGACATTCAAGTTGGTAAGGTTAAACCCGAAGACGTTGCAAAGGCGATTGAATTGTTGATTAAAGAAGGTAAAATGAAAGAAGGCGGTTTAGGGATTTACCGCACTTGGGTGCATTACGATTTTAGAGGCACAAAATCACGCTGGAAAAAATGAAAGCAATACTAGAATTTGAACTACCTGAAGACCAACATGGCTGGTACATGGCGGTAAATGCAAGCGGAATGCATTGCGTTTTAAATGAATTTGACCAATGGTTGCGGTCTAAGATAAAATACGAGGACCTAAACGACGACCAGCACCAAGTATACCAAGCTTGTCGGGACCAGCTTAGGACTTTGCTTTACGAGGAAAATATAGACCTAGATAAATAAATGCCATTACCAAAGCCAAAACCAGCAGAAAGCCAAAGCGACTTTGTTGCTAGATGTGTATCCGACCCAGTTATGGAGCGTGAGTTCCCACGTATGGACCAGCGTTTAGTTGTTTGTTACGTACAATATAAAGGCAAAAAATGAAAGAGTTGCTGGATGACGAGCGCATACGCATTGCAATTGTCGCCTTTTTAATTGGCGTGGTTTTGACCTTTGTAGTTTACCCAAAGCCTGAATCTGAGACCATATATAAGTTTGAAACCGTGACAAAAACGGACACTTTGTTTGTCGACAAATTGGAGACGGTTTACATCCCTAAAACCAAGATAAAAACCGAAGTTTTAAGGGATACAATACTAATCGATTTTAAGCCACAAATTAGCCAGTTTACGGCGTCTTTTCCATTTGAGCATGGAAGTACAAGCATAAGCGGTGAAGTCCTTGGAGAGGTACTTAAAATGACCGCTACAAACGATTATAAATTGCCAGTCGTAACCAACACAATTACGAACACAGAAACTCGAACAATTGTACAAAAACCGAAAGGAATTTACTTGGGTGGGGGTGTTAATTCATTGCTAGAGCCTAGCGCATCAGTTGCCTACTTGGACAACAAATATTTATTTAGCTACCAATTTCAGCCTATGCAAAGAATTCATCAAATAGGCGTTGCAAAAAAGTTATTCTAAAGGTTAACAAAAGTTCCCAATCTGTGAACTTATAGGTTGTTATTCGGATATTTTCCGAGTTACTTATTTAGGCTTTACAATATCCTTGAGCTGGTTAAAAATAGCCTCTGCATTGTCTCCCCAATACATATCACATTTGCCATCTTTAATAGGTGGCTCTGTAAAGTAGGATTGATAATACTCATTAGGCTTAGCCGTGTAGCGGTAGCAAGTTTCTTTGTAGGGACAATTTGTCCCTAGGCACATGGTGATGTCAGGCATATTATATGCATTTAAGCGTTTTAATGCACTTTTGTCTGATTTATACGACATTGCATATAAAACAGAGTTTATTGTGCAATATATTACACATTATCACTAATCTTCAGCAGTACTAGATAACCAATCAAATCGTTTACCACATCCTCATCATCTTTCTCTAAGCTTCCATTCTTGATTCGCTTTAGCTTGTCATCTATGCGGATGAGTAGTCCTTCTTTTGCGGACAACTGACTGAACACTCCTAAAGGCTCTAATGCTGAGTTGCCGTACTTTTGATTTTTAGCAATTAGCAAATCCCGTATTTCCTCAAGTACAACCGTAACTTGTACGGCAAAAAAATTCTTATCCATGTATTTTTAGAAATTCATACAACCATTTAATAAGGCAAATTGTCACCATACAAAACCCAAGCATCGCTGGAATCTTTTTCAGATTTCGCTTGGTGGTAAAACGTCTTAAAGTCCACGTACTTTTCGCCTTTAACATATTGAGAGGTCTTAAATTTAGATTTTCCTTTTTTAACAAGTAAGCCATCGGCAAACAGAATATAAAATTCGTTCTCTACAACGGCTTGGTTAAATTCCAAATATTGCATCCACCAGTCAGCTGGCTTGCGATTCTCGTCTAGCACCTTGGTTGCACTTAGGTAGCCAAACGGGTTAATGATTTGTGCCTCTTCCATACGCAAGTTAAAAGCATAAAAAACGAGACTTTAAAAAAATATCGCTTTTTGTTAAAAAAAAAGTTAGAAATATTTTTGAATCTAATTTATTTATTTAATTTTGGGTATTCATTTAACCCATAAAAACTCATTTATGAAATTAGCATTCGGAAAATTTAAAGGTCAAGATTTAGATACTACTCCAGTATGGTATCAGGAATGGTTAAAAAAACAGGATTGGTTTAAGCCAGCAGTTCAGCCATTGCATAAGCAATTAGTTGGTTGGGATGGCAATTCGAGAAAAGGCGAGGCTATTTATGACGCTATTTTTGAGCAAGAGAAAAAAGAAGCTGCTAAAACAGATTGTCGCAGAGGCATTTGTTCTTGCTGCGCTGGTTCTATGTATTATGGTATTTAATTAAACGCCCCTTCGGGGGCATAACTTTCTACACCTATGGGAAAACTATTTAACGATTCTGAAATGTACCTCGACCAAGAGGTGCTATTCTATTACGAAGGCGAGGAGTATTGCTGGACTGGTCATTACGAGGTCAAGCAATGCGGCGAGGAAGCCGACTGGGATTACTGCGGCGACTCTGAGATTGAGGTTGAGATTGAGACAACTAAAGCAATCACCAAGTTTAACGAAGAGACCAACGGCTGGGATGAGGTGACACCTACCAACTCCCTTATTTACGAAGTAGTACTAAACATTGAACGCAACATTTAACAAACAAACACCTATGGAAAAATCACAGAGTATCCAAAACCTAACGCAAGGACTTGCCAAGTTCCATGCGATGGTTGGGAAAATTAGCAAAGATGCTAAAAACCCATTCTTTAAGTCCAATTACGCCAGCTTGCCTCACATTATTACAGAGGTCAGCGAACCGCTAGAAAAGGCTGGTTTAATCCTTAGCCAGTTTCCAAACGGCGATGGACTTACCACGATGCTAATTCACGCAGAGAGTGGCGAGTACATTTCAGCAACCTACACCTTGCAAGTGGTTAGACAGAACGACCCACAAGCGCAAGGCTCTGCAATTAGTTACGCAAGACGTTACGCCATTACAAGCATTTTAAACTTGGCAATTAGCGATGACGATGGAGAGGCTGCAACTAGACCAGTGCGCCAAGTTCCAGCGGTTGTTAAAACCAAGCCAACCGACGAGCAATTTGCCTACATAGTACGCTACCTAAACGGAACCGATGCTCAGCGCAAGCAAGCCAAGGATGCTTTGACTAAATACGAATTGACACAGGACCAAAAGGACACCTTAGACGGATTACTATAATGGCAAACTTATATGAAATAACAAGGGAGGCTCTAGAGTTAGCCTCCCTATTGGAAACCGAAGAGTTAACGCCTGAGTTGGAGGCAATGCTGGTAATTAACCAAGAAAAGATGGAAGTAAAGGTTAATAATTACGCCAAGGTAATTGCAAACATTCAAAGCGATAGCGACGCAATCGACCAAGAAATAAAGCGATTAAAAGCAATGAAAGAAAGTAAAGAGCGAGCCATTACAAGGCTTAAGGATGCAGTAAGGGAGGCGATGCTGGTAAGTGCTATCGACAAAATAGAAAGTCCTTTATTCAAGCTTAGTTTGCGCCGTAGCGAGGCGGTGGAGGTAGACATTGTGGAGGCTTTGCCTAGCGAGTTTATAAATATTAAAAACGTGGTAACCGCTGACAAAGTAGCAATCAAAGAAGCCATCAAACGCGGCGAGAATATTACTGGAGCAAGACTAATCGAAAACTTTAATCTTCAAATCAAATGAAATATAAAACGGCAGTAGAATGGTTGGAAGATAATTTAATGCTGAATCCTTTTATTGAAAAAGATTTTACTAATAATGTAAAGATTTTTAAGAAAGCCAAAAAAATGGAGAAGGAGCAGATAGTAGAAGCTTATGAATCTGGAGTTTGGGATGTCGGTTGTAGAAATTCTGATTCAAAAAAATATTACAACGAAACCTACGTAAATAAATGAGAAAATACACCTATTTGGGCAAAGAGATACAACGCCCAGCAGACCTAGCGCCGAGAGGCATTAAGTCTACTTACCAAACTGAAAAGCTACCATTTAACGAAACCTTTGAAAGATTGTGGAAACTCAAGAGATAATCGACGAAATCAAGCGCTTGTACATCGAAGGATTTACACGCAAAAAGATAGCTGCAAAGCTAGGATTGGATGCGGAAAAGGTGGGTTACCTACTTTACACAAAGCTAAAGCTGCATGAAATTTACCCACGAAAGCTAATGGATGAAAACATTTTTCAGATACTTAGTGACCACCAAGTTAGCCGCATATTAACTTTGGCTACTTATGGTTATTGCTGCCGAGAAATAGCTGAGGACCAAAACATAGAATTTCGCAAGGTTAAGAAGTTGCTGGATATAGCACAGTCTAAAAACATGATTGAGAAAAAGATATAAAATCTTTTTTATTTCTTAGATTCTTTTTAATATTGCTAAACATTTAACCAATACACCAATGGAAAATCAAACACATTACGGACCATTTACAAAGCAAGGCGCAAAATACTGGTATTGCTTTTATTCTGCTGAGGCGGTTATTGGCTCAATTGAATGGTCAAGAGCAAAACGATTAATGGACTTTTACCAAACTTACCTATGAAAAAAGCAACTAGAGTAATCGGAAAAATCTTGTATTTTATCCTAGCAATGTCACCAATCTTTGCGCTTGGCTATATGCTAGGCATTAAATTAATGCAACAATAAAACCAAACACCTATGAATTTTTACACAATTAAATCAACCAAAGTCACAGAGTTTGAAATGGATGTGCCTAAGTATTTTAAAATAATGGACTTTCATTACATGATTTTAAACGACAATGATGTGCTAGTTGTAAACCCTAATTATTTACCTGATTTGTTTATTTATGCCTATATCAAAATTGATTTGATTAAATGGCACGCAGATTTTTGGGCGAAAAATGAAATTGAGCCTTTGAATGAATACGAATTTCGTCAAGTCTATACTGATGCAACTTTAGAGATAGAAAAATTAATGAACTAATGACAAACACCGACTCACAAAACGCACTAATCAAGGGATGGCTATTAAATGGCTATTCCTTGACCCAGCTAGAAGCTTTAAACCAGTTTGGATGCTTTAGACTAGCCGCAAGAATTGCAGACCTTAGAGACAAAGGTTTAAACGTGGTGACCGACATGGTTACGCTGGAAAATGGCAAGAGGGTTGCACGCTACTTTTTAAAGCGTGGAGTTTAATAGCGATTTTAGATACGACTTAGAGTATGGCATTGTCGAAGGAGAAACTTGGTTTCACGACATTGTAAGTAATTCCAAATTTGAGGTTAAGACAGACCGAATGTCTGCAAGGACAGGAAACATTTACATAGAATACGAAAGCCGAGGTAAACTCTCAGGCATTGCCACAACTCAAGCCGATTATTGGGTTTATAAAATCGCAGAATTTAAAGCAATTGTAATTAAAACAGACGAACTTAAAATGCTTGTTAAAAAATTAGTAGACGAAGGCAAAGCAAGACCAAATGTTAGAGGTGGAGACAACAACACCAGCGTTGGCGTGCTTGTTAAAATAAAAGATTTAGTATGAGAGGCCGCAATTTAACCGAACACGAAAAAGAGTTAATCTTTGAAGGCTGGCGAGACCGAAAACAAATTAAGGTCATTGCTCAAGAAATGGGACTATCCTACGGTTGTATTTATTTTCAACTAAAGAAGCGTTCACTAGTTGGATAAATCTAAAAGATTTATATTTGTGTATCGAATTATTCCAGTGTGGTAGCTAGAATAATTCCATAGGTTAACTTTAACCTGAACCCGACTGTCTACCACCAGTTGGGTTTTTTATTTTATGGAAGGCAAAAAATCATTTGTATTGTACACGGACCAAAGAGAAGTCTTTGAAGAGCTTGACGATGAGCAAGCTGGAAAGTTAATTAAGCATATTTTTAGCTATGTTAACGATGAGAATCCTGAGGCTGAAGATAAGTTTGTGCGCCTTGCATTCCTTCCAATTAAGACCCAGCTTAAAAGGGACCTAAAAATTTGGGATGAGAAAAAACATTTAAGGTCTGAAGCTGGAAAAAAGGGAGGTCTAGCAAAAGCTAGCAATGCTAGAAATGACCTAGCAAATCCTAGCAATGCTACAAATTCTCTAGCAAACCTAGCTGTTAATGTAAATGGTAATGTTAATGTAAATGATAATGTTAATGTAAATGGTAATGTAAACAATCAAATAAGCGCTGGCGCACTTTTTTCTTTGGAGGAGGTCTTTATTGATTTTAAAAAAGAAAAGCCTTTAAAGCGGCCGTATTTTGAAAGAATGGCGCACGTACATTCAACAGATAACGAAACCATTGAAAAACTATTTGAAAAATGGGCAACAATTAAAGAAGGCGAAAACATGACGATTGCCAAGGCTGAAAATAGTTTTAACCTTTATTTAGCCAACAATTTAAAAACCAGCTACAAGCCAGCTGAAAAGTCAAAGACCTACAATGTTTTTGACGAACTTTACGAAGACTTACAAAAACAAAAACACCTAAACAATGAATGAGATAATTTTAACGCACCTCCGAAAGATGGAGTTTGTTTGCGGACTAAAGCAATTTAAAGAATACAAAAAAGAAGAGGCAAACGAATTACTTGGATGCCTCAGTAAATTATTTGGAAGCTACGGCTGGATGACAGAGGCAAGAGTTGACTACATTTTGCACGCTGGTATGCGAGGGCAGTACGGCGATTTTTACCACGTAAACGAGAAGACAGTTAGCGTTTGGATAAATCAATATTATGCCCATCACCAAAGCCAAATTGTGCAAGAAGTCCAAGCTTTAAATAACAAAGAAAGCGAACCCAGCAACGAAGAGATTGCCTACTGGATTGAGGTTGGAAAGCAGATATTTCGAGATAATTACCAGTATGCCAAGGACACAGGATTTTGCAGGGATATTGCAGAATGGGGCATGAACTGGTTTAATAAGTTTCAAGAAAAAGGAATTTTAAAGCCTTGGGAGTTTAACGTGGAGGAGATGGAGAACGACGTGCGAAAAGAGTTACGCTTTACGGTGAGATATGTAGACGAGACCAGCGTTGGAGCCAAGACCAAGAACAAAATTTGGAAGTTGTTTATTTTACAAGCAATCAGAGAAAACAAGGATTTAGATAAATTAATATAAGCAAAACAATTATGTCAAATACTTATTTTTTATCAAACAGGAAAGAAAAGCATTGGAGTCAATTAACTAGGCAAATTCAAATGTTTTGCCTTAGAAAAGGAATACCTTTAAACGCAGAAATTAAAATTGGAATTAGCGACCCTATGTTTTATGAAACAAAATTTAACACAATTAAAATAACCATTAAATAAAACAATTATGAGCAAGATTTACGGCGGAAACGCAAAGATTATCCAAACAAAATTTGGAACAATGACAAAGATTAGCCAAAGCAGAACTGACCTAGAAAAGTTATTGGCATACCTAAACTCCAACGATACCGAATGGGTTAATCTAGTAATGAAGGAAAAGCAAGAGAAAGTTGATGGCAAAGCAACACATTATTTGGAAGTAGACGATTGGAAGCCTGTACAAGTAGCAAACAAGCCGACAGAGAAGCGCATTGTCGAAAACGATAACTTACCCTTTTAAATGAAAAAAAATGATTTGTACGCAATCTTTGTGGCATTGGTAGGCTTTGGTCTACTTTTGCTACTTAAGTTGTCTAGCCTGCTACTTTTTATGGTACTGCTTGCTTTGTGGACAATCGCTTGGTCTTGGATTTATGAACGCTGCAAATGATTCAGTTTAAAATAAACGAGAAGCCTTTAAGCGTCAATTTAGCGTGGCAAGGCAAGCGTTTCAAAACACCAGCATACAAAGATTACGAGAAGGCAATGCTCTTGCGTATGCCAGCATCAAAAGTAGACACAAGCCAAATGTTAAGGGTTGAGTTTTTCTTTGGTTTTAGCAACTCAGCAAGTGACCTCGACAACCCAGTTAAGTTATTGATGGATATTGCACAGAAAAAGTACGGTTTTGACGACAAAAACGTTTTTGAGTTAAACGTGCGCAAGTGCTTGGTTAAAAAAGGAGAAGAATTTATACAAATGGGCATTTATCAGTTATTACCTTTTTAAACAAAAATCTTGGTTTTAACTTGGAATCAAATCGCAATCTTATATTTGCGTAAAGATTAAGCAAATGAGTATTTACGAAGGGTTACTAATTAAGAAAGCAAGAAAGCAAGCTGGCTATAACCAGCTGGATTTGTGCAAGAAAATTGGATTGAGTCATGCACCAATTAACCATGTCGAGAATGGTTTGGAGTCAATAAGCCTTTTAAACTTGCGAAAGATTTGTGAAGAGATTGGTTTGGAGGTAGTAATAAAGCGGAAAGATGGCTAAAGGTTACCCGATTTCAAAGCCTGACTATTCGCTGGAAATCCGTTATCGCTTAAGAGATGGACAATGGTCGCCTTGGTCAAACAAAGGAAAAGGAAAGTTTGAAAGTATGGATATAGTACAAAGACAGATTAGAACGCTAGCAGCATCTTACCAAGGAAGAGAGAAAGAAGTTAGATTTGAATGGAACGGAAAGCTTTGCAATTTTAGTGGCGAGCCTACTGGTCAAACAATAATATTAATGTAGTTATTTTGGGTTTTTGTTAATCGAAAAAGGCTTGGGTTTTGCTCAAGCTTTTTTTTAAAATTAAATTAAAGCAATATGAATATACAAAAAGTAAAAATCTCAGAGGTAAAAAGCAATCCTAATAACCCAAGGTTAATTAAGGATGACAAGTTTAATAAGCTAGTAAAATCTATTAAGGAGTTTCCAAAAATGCTCGAAATTAGGCCAATAGTAGTTAACTCAGATATGATTGTGCTTGGGGGTAATATGAGACTAAAGGCTTGCAAAGAAGCAGGATTAAAAGAGGTTACAATCATTTTTGCAGAAGACTTAACAGAAGACGAGCAGAAGCAATTTATAATTAAAGACAACGTGGGATTTGGTGAATGGGATTGGGAGCAGTTGGCTAACGAATGGGATGCGGAAAAATTAGAGGAATGGGGTTTGGATATACCAAAATTTGAGGATTTAGAAGAACCAAAAGATTTATCGGATAGTTTAACTCAAATGTTTAAAATTGAGGTTAATTGTAATTCAGAAGAAGAACAAGAGAAAACTTATAACAAACTTATTGAACTAGGATTTGAATGCCGACTTTTAACATTATAAAAGAAGTAAAACCAAAGCAAACATTTAGAGTTGCTTCAGTAATTGGTAAATTTGATTTACAATCAGAACATATTGTAGAAAAATTTGAGGGTAATATTGATTTGTCAAACAATTGGCAAATAGGAATAATTGTTGGAAAATCAGGTACAGGAAAAACAACAATAGCAAAACAACTTTTTCCCGAATCATATATTACTAGTTATGATTATCAGTCAGAGACAGTTTTGGATGATATGCCTAAAAATTGTTCAATCGATGATATTACTCAAGCTTTTAATTCTGTTGGATTTTCTTCTCCTCCATCTTGGCTAAAACCATATTCAGTTTTATCTAATGGTCAAAAAATGAGAGTTGATTTAGCAAGAGCAATTCTTGAAAATCAAGATTTATTTGTTTTTGACGAATTTACATCTGTTGTTGACAGACAAGTTGCTCAAATAGGCTCATTTGCAATGCAAAAAGCAATTAGAAAGACAAAAAAACAATTTATAGCAATTTCTTGCCATTTTGATATAATAGATTGGCTTTTGCCTGATTGGATTTTTAATACTGATACAATGACCTTTCAATCTCTTGAAGGGCAAAAAAAAAATAGACCAGAAATTAAATTTGAAATATTCAACACAAAAGATAAGGGAATATGGAAAATGTTTGCAAAGCATCACTATTTAAGTCATTCTCATAATAATGCATCAGAAGTTTATGTGTCAATTGTAAATAATGAAGTAGCAGGATTCATTTCAATTTTACATTTTCCACATCCTAGTGCAAAAAATATAAAAAAAGTTCACAGATTGGTTGTTCTTCCGGATTATCAAGGTCTTGGTATAGGCATAAAATTATTGAATGAGATTGGTTATTTTTACAAAAAACAACAACAGAGATTTAACATCGTTTCTTCTTCACCATCATTAATAAATTCATTAAAAAAATCAAAAAATTGGATTTGTACTAGAAGTGGAAGAACAAAAAGTCAAAGTAAAGGTAGCACAGTTGGAAATATGAACACATCTCAAAATAGAATTACAGTTTCATTTGAATTAAAATAATGGCACGACCAAAATCACCAATAGACTGGATAGAAATGGGGCGACTCGTTCAGGCTGGATGTACAGGAGTCCAATGTGCTGCTTATTTAGGCATAGACGAGGAGACATTTTACAACCGCTGCAAAGATGACCTCGCGATGGGTTTTACCGAGTTTTTGCGGCAAAATAGGAGCAAGGGAGATGCGTTGCTACTTGCCAAGCAATACGAGGCAGCTTTAAAGGATAAAGACCGAGGTATGCTTATTTGGCTAGGAAAACAAAGGCTAGGGCAAAGGGATAAGTTTGACCACGACCATACAACTAAAGGCGACAAAATCACGCCTCCAATCGAGTGGATAAAATCCGAATAATAGATAAATACAAACCTCTTTTTATAGAGCATCCTCAAAGCCGTTACTTCCTAATTACTGGTGGTCGAGGTAGCGGTAAGTCGTGGACACTTTCGTTATTTCTTTTAAACCTAACTTACGAAGAGGGACACGTAATCCTTTTTACTCGTTGGACTCTAACCTCTGCGTTTATTTCGATTATTCCTGAATTCATCGACAAAATTGATTTGATGAATAAAGCGGAGGACTTTGAAATAACCCAGTCAGAAATCATTAACAAGGCAACAGGCTCAAAGATTTTATTCAGAGGCATTAAGACTAGCCAAGGGACCGCAACGGCTAATCTAAAGTCAATTGCTGGCGTTACGACATTTATTCTTGATGAATCCGAGGAGTTAATGGATGAGGATGTATTTGACCGAATCGACCTTTCTATTCGTGCCGTAAACAAGCCAAACAGAGTTATTTTGGTAATGAATCCTAGTTACAAATCTCATTGGATTTATAACAGATTTGTAAAGCATCCTCGAAACGATACAAGTTACATTCATACCACCTACCTAGACAACGAAAAAAACTTGTCTCCTTCTTTTGTGGCCCAAGCTGAACGAACTAGAACGGAAAACCTACATCGATACAACCATTTATTCCTTGGTCATTGGCTTGAAGATGCCGAGGGAATGTTGTGGAATAGGCAAATAATTGAACGTCTAAGAATGGCGAATCCGCCACAATTAGAACGCATTGTCATATCAGTTGACCCAGCGGCATCCGCCAATTTAGATTCAGATGAGACGGGTATAATTGTCTGTGCTAAAGATTCAAATGGAAACGGGTATGTATTGGAAGACTTAAGTGGTAAATACTCACCTAGCCAATGGGCATCAGTTGCAGTTAAAGCATTTGAACGCTGGAACGCCGATTGCATAGTTGCCGAGAAAAACATGGGAGGAGATATGGTTGAAAGCGTTTTGAGGTCGCAAAACACGACCGCAAGGATAAAGTTAGTAAATGCAACTAAGGGTAAATACGTTAGAGCTGAGCCTATCTATTCACTTTATGAGCAAAATAAAATTTATCACATTGGCCAATTTCCAATCCTTGAAAATCAAATGATTACATTTGACCCTGATAAAGGCAAGTCGCCTGACAGAGTGGATGCACTTGTTTGGGGATTTACCGAATTACTTTTGGGTTCAAAATTCACCTTTTCAATATGAGCAAAGAAACAATTGCAGCGATTATTCTAATGTTTATCACCTACGTGCTGATTGCATTTATAACTTTAGATTTTAATCCGCTTACATGGCATTGGGTAGCAAGAGCTTCCATGCTTGTAATTTGGTTTTATGGAACTACATTTTTAGAAAAAAATAAATAGGTATATTTGTTAAAACGAATATGCTATGCTATTAAAGGCTCTTCAGAATTACATCACGCCACAAGTCATGCCAACCAAGACTTATCCCGATGTAAATCTGCTCAATCAAATCCTATACGGCCAATTTACGGCTTCGACTCTTGTTGTTTGGTATGACTCAAACCAGCAAACTTTTATTGACCAAGGTTACAAGGGAAACGCTTTAGTTTATTCAATTATTCGAAAAATAGCAGAGAAGGGTAAGCAATGCCCTACTTACGTTTATAAAGAAACTGAATCAGCAAAGAAATACAGAGGAGGGAAATACAACTCTAAAGAGTTAAACAGATTGCAAAGCATAGCGTTTAGAAAAAAAGAGCTGCAAGATGTTAATTACTCTGACCCAGTAAGCCAGCTAATTAAAAACCCTAACCCGATGCAAACTTGGGCGGAGTTTTTAGATGCCATGCTAACGTGGTACAATACTAGCGGTGAAATATTTGTTTATGGCTTTTCTCCAGCTGAAGGACCAAATAAGGGCAAGATTAAGGAGATGTACGTAATGCCGTCAAACTATGTAGAAATTGTAGCTGGTAATTTGTTTGAGCCTGTGAGAGGCTACAAATTGATTATTGGCGACCAAAACATTGAGATACCAGCAGACCAAGTATTGCACATCAAAACAACAAACCTTACTTGGGATTTGAACGGCGCACAACTTAGAGGTATGCCTCCCCTATTGGCTGGTTTAAAGACCTTGCAAGCAAACAACGAAGCGACCGAAGCAAAGCAAAAGACTTTCCAAAACGGAGGCGCCAAAGGTATTATTTCGCCTAACATTACAAACCCTGAGTTTTGGCCATCGCCTGACCAAAGGGCAAAAATGGATGAAAGAATTGACGAACGTATTAATGGCAATAAAAACATTAATAAAATCGTTGCCTCTTCCATTCCTTTGCGTTACGATGCAATCGGATTGTCTCCAGTTGCAATGGATATCATTAACTCTCAAAACATGGACTTGCAGACCCTTTGCGGTCTTTGGGGAGTTAATCCAGTATTATTTACCTCTAACGCTACTTATGCCAACTTAGAAGGCGCTCAAAAGGCTTTGGTTACTGACGTAATTATGCCGCAGCTTCAAATGATTGAGGAGAAGTTTACTCAATGGATTGGCAAGTCTTATGGCATGGATTACGTTATTGACTTTGATATTTCTAGCTTTAGCGAGTTGCAACCCGATGTAAAGGTAATTCTTGACACTTATGGCAAGTCACCTTACTTTACTGGTAACGAGGTTAGAAGCCTACTAAACTGGCACGCAAGCGAAGACCCAGCAATGGATGTGCATTGGATTCCAAGCAACGTAATTCCAAGCGAGGAGGCTTTAGGTAATGCAGCTACTGACTTTGTAGATTTCCAAGCCTAAGCAATGAGAAAAATAAATTATTCCAAGGTTAGAAGGTCAGCGCAAGCAGACTTAAAGAGATACGAACGCCTTGGGGTAAAAATATTTACTGAGGCATTGAAGGAACAGGCAAAACCAGTTGTTCCATTGTTGCCTATGCAAAACGCTTACATCGAGTTTTACCAAAATGTTTTTGTTGATTCAGCACGCAAAGAGTTTAATCGCATAAGACAAGACAACAGAGAGAAGGCTTTTATTCCCGATAATTTCTTTTTAAACACTTGGAAGGAATGGATTAAGGACTGGGTTTTGCAAAATCTTGGTCAGCTTATTTTGGATGTAACCAACACAACTCAAAAAAAGGTTAATGAAATTATTGCTCAAGGTATTGAAGATGGATTAAATCCTTTTGAGATTGAAAGGCTTTTATTAGAGTTTATCCCTGACATAAAACGTGCAAGAGCAATAGCAAGGACAGAATCAACACGAGCCTACAATGAAGGTAAAAAGAAATCTGCTGAAGATTGGGCAAGACAAACTGGAACTCAACTTTGGAAAATATGGATTCACGGCGGAGCTAGAGAGCCAAGAATCCAGCACATACAAGCGCAAGACAAACCAATTAGAGCAGACTTATTTTTTCAATTTACCAATCCTAATTTTACCATTGTACAAATGGACAAACCAGGAGATATTAACGGAGGAGCAGCTCAAACAGTAAATTGCAGTTGCGTTGTTGTTTATGTTTCAGAGTCTTATGCACGCCGAAACTTTCCTAATGCATTTGTGATTTAATCGCCTTTTGTTTCCTAATTTTTTTTATTTGTATATTTGGGTAAACGAATAAGCAATGCTAGAAAAAGCCGAGCAATCATATTCCGATTATCCTCAGTCAGTTAGAAATAACGCTAGAAGGGTTTTGAAATATGTTGAGGAGAATGGTTGGGGGCCTTGTGGTACGCCAGTAGGCAAACAAAGAGCCAACCAGCTTGCAAACGGCGAGCCTCTGTCCGTTGACACCATTAAGCGAATGTATTCGTATTTAAGCCGTCACGAGGTTGATTTACAAGCCTCCACGTCTTATTCAGATGGTTGCGGATTGCTTATGTATGACGCTTGGGGTGGTAAGGCTGCTTTAGGATGGAGCAGAAGTAAATTGAGAGAATTAGGTGAAATAAAAGATAATAGCGATATGGGTTTCGTAAAAAAAGGATTAAACCAAGGCTTTACAGATAGCGACATGAAACAAGGTATTGTTTCGGGTTACTTTGCCGTTTTTGGCAATAAAGACCTTGATGGTGACGTTATCGAAGCTGGAGCGTTTACCAAGACAATCATGGAACGTGGACCGCAAGGAAAGCAGCTTATCAAGTATTTGCTTGACCATGACAAAAACAAGGTTGTCGCAAAAATCACTAATCTTTACGAAGACAATAAAGGATTGCGTTACGAAGCAAAGATTGGCTCTCATGCTGCTGGCCAAGACTTTCAAAAGATGATTGAAAGCGAACTAATCAACCAGCATTCGTTTGGCTTTAGAACTATTAAAGAGCAGTTCGACCAAGAGGCCAAAGCTAACCTAATTAAAGAGGTAATGATGTATGAGGGTTCTGCCGTTCAATTCTTAGGTGCTAATCCTGAGACCACATTTATTGACTTAAAAAGCGAGTCTGATGCATTCGAATATCTTAGCAGACTTGAGAAGTTTGTAAAGACATCTGACGCAACGGATGAAACACTTGAAAAACTAGAAAATCAACTTAAATCACTTTTGGAGTTTCTAAAGCCAGCTGAGCCTACTTTGGAAATTAAGAAAGCCGAGGAGGTCGAAATAATAACAATTAACGAACTTAAAAAACAATTTGAATCATGGAAAATCTAACAATTGATGCCGTAAAGGCAGTGATTGCAGAAGCTGGCGAGGCTCTTAAGGCTAAAGCAAGCAATGCAGAGGTGAAAGCTAACGAGGCTTTCGAAAAGGCTGAAGCATTGTTGAAATCATTCGACAATGTAGTAAGTAAAGAAGATGCAGCAGAAATGCAAAAGCAACTTGACAAGCTTGACATCGCTATGCAAAAAAGCGCAGTTGAGAAAGAAGTAAGTGCAGAAGATTTCAAGACTGCATTTATTAAGGCTTACGCTCCAGTTAAAGCTGAAATCGAGCGTTTGAAGAATGAGCCTAACGCTCGTCTTAAGGCTCCTTTGGTATTTGAAATTAACGAGAAGTCAGTTGGGACTATCACTTTAGCTTCAACTATTGCTAACGAAGCGTCTTCAGGACAAGTAACAATCTCTGAGTTTACAGGTGTTGTTTCTCCTATCCGTCAGCGTTTGTTGGTTTACCTTGCTAACGCAAGCGTTGGAGCAATCGGTACTCAGTATGCAGTATGGGTTGAAGAATACGACCAACAAGGAACTCCAGTAATGATTGGCGAAGGTGTTGAGAAAACTCAAATCGACGTACAATACAAGGAGCAGAGAGCTAAGGTTGAAAAGATTGGTGTTCACATGAAGGTTTCTATGGAAATGCTTGAGGATGCCGCTTACTTGGCTTCTTACATCCAATCCAATGGCGTTAAGCGTGTTGAGACTGTAATTGAAAACCAGTTGTTCACTGGTAACGGAACTTCTCCTCAGCTTGCTGGTTTGTTGTCTAAGTCTACCACTTTCACTGGCGGTTCAATGGCTGGTGGTGTTGAGTCTGCTACTAACTGGGATGTTATCCACGGAATCATCGCTCAAGTAAGAGCTGCAAACGGAACTGCTACTGGCGTATTCGTTGAGACTGGACAATATCACTTGATGCTTTCTGAGAAGGATGCAGAAAAGCAATATATCTTGCCAGCTGGCGTTACTTTCAATGCACAAGGTGGAATTACTGCTTGGGGTGTAAACATTATCCCAACTAACGCTTTGACTGGAACTGCTGCTAACTTCGTAGGTGGTGACCTTTCAGTAATCAACGTACGTTTGAGAAGCGGTTTGCAAGTAGCAATTGGTGAGTCAGGTGATGACTTTATCGACAACTTGAAGACTGTAAGAATTGAGCAGCGTTTGGTTCAGTTTATCTCTGCTAACGATACTCCAGTATTGGTTAAAGGAACTTTTGCAGCTGCAAAGGCTATCCTTGAGACTACTTAATAGTGTTTGGTGTTTGTGTTTAGTGTAAAAGGGCGGGAAAATTTCCCGCCTTTTTTTGTTTAAAGCGTTCAAAATCACTTACTTTAAAAAATAAATAATAAACTATGGCAGAATTTACAATGTGTAAGCCTCAAAGATGCAAGCTAAAATTATCTTGCCTTCGGTTTACTTCTAAGGCTACTGAAGGTCAGGTTTACTTTAATGACGAACCATGCAACCACGAAGGGACTGATTGCAAAGTATATTTCAAAAAGAATTGTAAGCCTTGTGGCGAAATATAATTATGAAAAAACCTACAAAAAAAACGCTTAATTCAATTGACATGATTAAAATCATGGAATCAATTCCAAATGATGATACCAATTTTCAATATATAGATATGAAAGCTGGAGAAGAGCATTATAGATTACTTGCATGGATTGGTGGCCAGTTAAAAGGTAATATTATGGAATTAGGGACTTTTAGAGGTCATTCAGCTCTTTGTCTATCTAAATCAGGAAACAAGGTATTTACCTATGATGTTGAAGATTATATTTCTTTAAATGATAAGCCTGAGAATGTTAAGTTTTCAATAATGGAAAATGGTCATAAATTTATTGATGATTCTTTTGATTTATTGTTTATTGACACTATGCATGATGGAATTTACGAACAAGAAGTATTAAATCATTTAAGAGAAATTAAATGGAAAGGAATAGTTCTAATGGATGATATTGTGCTTTTTGATGAGCTTTCTAAACTTTGGGAACAAATTCCAGAGCAGAAAGCAGATTGGACAGATATTGGTCATCATTCAGGTACAGGAATAATTTGGTTTAAATGAAATTATCAATTTTAGTCCCTTCAGTAGCAGGCCGAAGAAATACCTTTTTGCCTAAATCATTGGATATGCTTTATGGTCAATTAGAGGCATTGCCAGAACAAGAACAAAAGGAGGTTGAAATTATTTATTTAATAGATAATAAAACCATTATGCTAGGTGATAAAAGAAATCTTATGATTAGCATAGCAAGCGGTAAATACATTTCATTTGTTGATTGTGACGACCGAATTGAGCCTGATTACATTTCAACTATTTTAGAGGCAATTGATTCTGATGCAGATTCAATTGTATTTGAGGTTTCTGTTTCACTAAATGGCAACAATCCTAAAATCTGTTACTATTCTAAAGATTTTCCTAACGACTACAATACAGAGGAAGCTTATTATAGATTGCCAAATCATATTGCAGTAATAAAAAAGGAAGTTTCTACAAAGGTTTCTTTTCCTAGTTTACCTAGAGCTGAGGATGCTGCTTATGCAAAGATTTTAAAACCGCATTTAAACTCAGAGTTTAAAATTAATAAAGTTCTTTACCATTACGATTATAGCGATTTAACAACCGTTGCTCAAGAGTATATCCCTCACATAAGAAATAAACGAAAAGGTAATATGAATCCAATTGTAGATGTGGTGTTTATTTCAAATGCTACAAAAATGGGGTCAAGAATGACTCAGCAAGCGATTGATAGTTGCATACAAGCAGCAAATGGCTTGGAAGTCAATTGTATTGTTATAGAAGAAAAAAATAATTTGTTTTATAAAAATGCAGCGACATACAATCCTCATTCAAAATTTAACTATAACAAATTTTTAAATTTTGGTGCAATTAGAGGTAACGCTCCTTGGGTCATGTTTTGTAACAATGACTTGATATTTAAAAATGGCTGGTTGCATGGTTTGTTAGCTGCTGACTATCCTATTGTTAGTCCTATTGCAATGGCTGACTTTAGGCAAAAGGATGTCACAGAAAATGAAAAAGGATGGGAATGCGGAAGAAACTTATCAGGTTGGGCATTTATGATGAAAAGGTCATTGTACAAAGAAATTGGTGGCCTTGATGAGGATTTTGATTTTTGGTTTGCTGACAATTCATTAATTGAGCAGTTAAAGAAAATTGATATGCCTCCAATGTTGGTTCCTTCGGCTAAAGTAAATCATTTGGGTAGCCAAACATTAAAACAAAGAAACATTAATGATAGAAATGATTTGATGTGGTCCAAGCTAGAGTTATTCAATCAAAAATATAATCAAAATTTATTTTCAGAACATCCAAAATTCTTAGAATGGAAACAATCGCAGTCTGCATAACAACGCACAATCGAAAAGAAGTATTTGACGAAACATTAAGCGAATGGGAAAAGTATCTGCCATCCAATGCTACAATTTTTGTAGTTGATGACGCATCTATAAATCCAGTAAAATCTAATTATCGGTTTGAGCAAAATGTTGGAATAGCTAACGCTAAAAACAAGTGTTTAGAGTTAGCCGATGAATATGACCACATTTTTCTTTGCGATGACGATGTAAGACCTAAATCAGATGATTGGCATAAGCCATACATTAATTCTGAAGTAAACCATTTGTGCTTGACCTTTGATAAAAAAAGCAACAATGTTATTTATAGTCCTTCGATTAGGGTTAGCGGTGAATATGAAGGATTAATGACATATACTGCGCCAAATGGATGTATGCTTTACTTAAAAAATATATGCATTCAAGTAGCTGGTGGAATGAGACCTGAATTTGGACTTTGGGGATTTGAACACGTAGAATATTCTCAAAGAATACACGACTTAGGATTAACTCCTCATGCATTTATGGATGTAAAAAATAGCCTAGATTTATTTGATGTTTTAGATTGGAGGTTTGCGGTTAATTCTTCTTTATCAATTAATGATAGAAGAGAAAGCGGTAAAAAAAACTTGAAGCTTTACGAAGAGTTTTTGAAGCGCCCTGAATTTGTAAATTACAAATGAGAATATTTTACTCCAATCCTTTTAGCTTAGATAAAGATATAGGAAAAGCCTACAATGAATACTTGTCCAGCCTAAATGCAAAAGACGATGATTGGATTGTAATGCAAGATGGTGACATACTTTATTTGACTCCCGACTGGGGCAAAAGAATAAACGATGCGTTGTCTTTAGATGGAGACAAATTTGGCTTGGTTGGATGCTACACAAACAGATTAAGGTCAAAACACCAATTGCATAGGAATGCCTTTAACTACGATTTAAATGTGAGAAATCATTTTGAGATAGCTAATTCATATAAAGAAGAAGGCATTCAAGAAATTAAAGAGTATATCGCAGGCTTTTTTATGGCGTTTCAGTATAAAACATGGAAAAAGATTAAGTTTACAGAAAATAGTTTGGCTTTTGATTCTTTGTTTTCAATGAGGGTTAAAGAGTTAGATTTAAAGATTGGATTGATTAGGTCTCTTTATGTTTTTCATGGTTACCGACTTTGGACAGATGATGAGCCTTGGAATGATAAAAAACATTTACAAAAATAATCGGTACATTTATGATAAAATTATTGATTGACTTGGCGCCATTTCAAAAAGGTGAGGTTTTAAGCGTAGGCAAGACCTATGACACCTACTTGGTTGACAAAGGCATGGCCGTTTGGGTCAAAGTGGACAAAGAAAAAATTAAAACGAAATGAGCGTTGTTAGACCTTTAGACATTAGCTACAATTATCAAGTAGCAACCGAGCCAATTACATTGGCAGAAGCTAAAGCTTGGTTACAGATTGACTATTCAGATTGGGATAGTTTGTTAACTAGCCAATTGATTCCAGCTGCAAGGATTGAGTCTGAAAAGGCAAGCGGTATGCTTTACGTTCAACGTAATGTTACTGTTTCAAATAATAAGCGAGCAGAAAGGATTTATCCAATTGGACCTTGGGTTTCAGATGTTACAACTGACGAAACTGAAGTTGAAAATTACATTTACTCAGCTGGATTTAATGTGTCAAATCCTTTGCCTCAAGACCTTAAAGTTGCTATGCTTAAAAGGATTGCGACAGATTTTGCTTATCGACAGAACTTAATTGATATGCAAACTTATTACGCTCAAAAGTCTAGTATCACAACTGAGTTAAAATATAGAGCCGACCTATTCGTATGATTAATTTTGGCAAATATGACCAAAAGGTTTCTTTTGTGACCTTTCAATCTGTAAGCGATGGAGCTGGAGGAACAACACCAACGCCATCAACGACTTTAACAACCTTTGCATCTGTTAAGCAGACAAGAGGTAGCAATGGATTAGAGGCTGGAGAAATGGTATTGCCAAACACATACCAAATAGCGATTCAGTACAGAACCTCATTTGTTCCTAGCGAAATTTACCAAGTGCTTTACGCCTCTAAATACCACAAGATTTTAGGCGTACAAGTAAATGAGCAGAGGCAACACAAAGAGTATATTATCACAATGGTTGCGGTATGAGTGTAACTGTTAAAGGATTGGACAAGGCTTTAGCTGACTTGAATACTAAAAGTGATGCAGTAATTGATGCGGTTAAAGAATCATTGGCAAGTGCTGCGACAGATATTGAAATTCAGGCAATAAGAAACGCACCCAGCACTTGGAATGGTTTGCCTTTAAACATTAAGCAAAGGATTGACAAGGTTTCTGAAAATAACGGATTGGCTTGGAAAGTTGGAGTTCAATCAGGAGACCCAGTATTTGAAATTGAAGCGTGGTTGGAATTTGGAACTGGATTAAGTGCAAAAGAGATTCTTGCTAATCCACAATACACCCAAGAGGTAAGAGATATTGCAAGACAATTTTATCGAAATGGTGAAGGTCGGATTATTGGTGAGCCATACCTAATGCCAGCTTTCTTTGCAAATACTGCGAACTTAGTACAAGAAATCGAAGAGCAAATTAAAAATGACATTAAATGAGAGAGATATCTACTGACATACGGATTGCGGTAATTGATGCAATAACACCTTTGGTCCTTAGTGGTGTGACTATTCCAGTACATGACACAGAATTGCCGTCTACAATTAATCCAGCGGTTTATTTAGGCTCTCAGGCTTACGTACTTATTACAGACCAAAACGAGGCTGAGACAACAAACAACGATTGCTCGATAAGACAAAACGCAGTTTTTCAAATTAACATTGTAACAAAGTTTCCACAAGGAAGTGGAGGCAAAAAGCTTTCTGAAAATATTTCTAATGCTATTCAGCTGAAAATGAATTTGACGGATATTGATTTGCCGAATGATTTACAAGCGATAAACATCCGAAAGAACTTTTCTAGGGTTCAAATTGAGCAAGGCAGTAGCCAAATCGCTTACCAAAAAATCTTGTCTTATACCTTGGATGTTTTCCAAGTATCTTGATAAATAAAAATTTATGTATATTTGTTAAAACGAATAAGCAATGGCAACATATCAATTAGGCAATTTCTTTACTTTCGAATGGAATAATCTTCCTGTCGTTTGTAAAACTTCCGCTTCAGTTTCCATCTCCAACGAATCTGTAATTGTTAGAAACGATTGCACAGGAGATTACGGAGTAAGACTTGAAGGCGGCGACAAATCAGGCTCTTTCTCTTTTAGTGGAGACCTAGATTTTGCATCTACTGGAGTTTCTAACCTTTCTGCATTTGACTTGATGGAAGACATCGGTAAAGTGTTTGAATTGGTATTTGGAGGCACTGAATCAGGTGACAAGATTATCACTGTTGATGCTCAGTTAAACTCCCTTGAAATTACTGCTGAAAGAAACTCTCAAGTATCTTTCTCAGGAACTTTCGATTTTGCTGGCGCTCCAGTAATTAGCGTAATACCAACCTAAACTAAATATATGGCTAAATACCATTCAGCTCCTTTTAAAGAAGGGGAGATTTTCTTTTACCCAAATCTTGGCGCATTAGCTAATTTTGAAGACTCAACAGGACTTGGAATTGCTGACGCTTTCAATACAGGAAGCATTCCTAAATTAGAGTTTATTTATGCTTTATTACTTGAATGCCACAAGGTTGCTTGTATTCGTAAATCAGTAAATCCAATAAGTTTAGAAGAATTAAAAACTTGGATTGACGGCAAAGAAGTAATGAAGCTATTTAACGAAGTACTGGCAGATTTATTGCTAGAACTTGGTCTTGGTTTAGAATCTGAAGAAAAAAAAAGGTAACTGAACAGAACGAAGAGAAATTAAATGCTCGTGAGTACTTAATGCTGGTTGTAGGTAGGACAAAAATCCCCTATGACCAGCTTTTTGCTTTATCAATAAAAGAATTAAACGCCTTAATTAGAGGGCATGAAATAGACCAAAAAGATTTAGTAGAATCAATGAGAATTCATGCAATCATTGGTTTACAACCTCATCTAAAAAAAGGCACTAATATATTGCCTGAAAAAATTTGGCCATTGCCTTGGGACAATACACCAAAGCCATTGGAGTCAACTCCTCAAGACTTTGCTAAAGCAAAGAAATTGTTGGAAATTGCAAGTAAACTAGAGAAAAATGGCAAATCCAAAAATAGAGGTTGAAATAGGTGCGGTCATTGATGGACTGCGTTCAGGATTTGGGGAATCAGTAAAAATTATTGAAACCCTAGAAAAACAGGCTTTAGAACTTGAACAAGCTTTAAAGGCTGCGACAACTTTACCTGAGATTCAAGGATTAAATGCAAAACTTTCTCAAACTAAATCCGCATTAACCCAGCTTAAATCATCAGGTGTAGACCCTTTGACAAAAGCCACATCAAACTATAATGCAGTTGGTGTTAACTTTTCAAGACTAATTCAAGATGCTCCTTTTGGAATTATTGGTGTAGGTAACAACATTACCGCATTAGCTGAATCATTTCAACAAGCTGGAGCGCAAGGTCAATCCTTTACAAAGATTTTAGGTGGCATTTTTAGTGCTGGAAACTTATTAACTCTTGGAGTTTCTGCTTTAGTTACTGGTTGGACACTTTATCAACAAAATGCAACCAAAACAATCAGCTTAAACGATAAGATTAAAGAATCTTATGATGAGATTGCTGATAGTGTTGAAAATGTAGCTAAAAAATTGGCAACATTGGATTTGGTTAACGAGGTAATAACAAAGCAAATAGACGAAGTTTTAAAGCTAAACGATTCATTAACTCTTTTTAATATAACTGCTGATGATTTTAGCAAAATCACAACAGAAGCATTTTCAACACTAAATGAACAACAATTATCAGGAATAAAATCCTCTTTATCAGAGTTAGCAAATGACCAATTAAGAATTGTTGGAACACAGTTAAAGCTTACAAGAAAAGAAGCGGTTCAATTTATTGAAGGATTAAAAGGAAATACCAGTGCTTTTGAGTCTTTAGACCCAAAGATTAGAGATGCAGTTCAAAGCTATAACAATTTAAGTGAGAAGATTAAGGTAACAAATAAGCAACTAGATTTTTACAATGATAAGTCTGACAAAGTAGATAAGAATAAAGAAGCACTTGAAAGATATTCTAAGGCTTGGGATGAGTATAATTTAAGACAGGAAGAAGCTAATATTCTTTCAGATAAATTTAATCAACTACAAATTGAAGGAGAGAAGAAGTTAAAGTCACTTTTTGAGGCTTTAGCTAAAGCGCCTGAGAAGCCAATAAAGGTTGAGATTAAAACTGACGTTGTTTTAGATGAGGATGTTGCAGACGAGGTGCCTTTTATGGATAGATTGCTTGAATCATTAAACCCAAGAAGATTCACTGAATTTGAGCAAAGGGTAGCTGAATTTGCAACAAATATTCGTGACTTACTTCAAAGTAATGTTACAAACGCATTTATAGATTTAGGCTATACAATTGGTGAAGCTTTAGGGACTGGAAGCAATGTAATTAAAGCAATTGGTAACTCAATTCTTAAATCATTTGGTAGATTTCTTGGTCAATTTGGAGAGCAATTAATCGCTTATGGTGTTGCCACAATAGCATTTGGTAAAGCTTCATTAGCATTATCAAATCCATTTACGGCAATTCCTGCTGGTGGTGTTGCTATTGCTGCTGGTATTGCATTAACTGCAATCTCAGGTTTAATTGGCTCAATTGGTCAAGGAGGATTTAATGGAGGTTCTGCCGCTGGCTCTAGTGGATTAGGTGCTGGAAGTTCATTTGTTGGAGGAGGTGCTGAAGGCAATTTCTTTACTGGTAACAGAGACGTAAGCGGTGAGTTTGTCGTTAGGGGTTCAGATTTGGTTTATGTATTAGGTCAAGCAGGCAACAGAATAAATAAAGGATAATGAACGATTATAGGTTATTAATTACGGTTCGTGAAGGAATTGGAGTTGTCACAGTTAATGGAGGTACTCCAGCTGATTTCTACACCGAAGGAGATGTTTTGACGCTTGCAGTGGTTCCCAGCGATGGATATACAACGGCTCAATGGTATTCTTCTCCAAACAATACTTTAATATCTTCTAATCTTTCATTTAGCTTTACAATGCCTAGCCAAGACACCAAAATAGGTGTTTTTTTAGCTGGCTCTAATATTCCTGTAAATGATTACGGATTAAAATACGAGGGAGATTATGGCACTAATTACGGAGGGGATTGCTGGAATTTAAAAATTTATAAGCAAGACTATTCAGGAGACGTACTAGACTTGTTAATTAATGATATAACGTACAATTGGGGCAATTTAGGAAATGACCCATTAGAAACAATTATTGGCTCCTCAGTTGACTTTACAATTGCTGGAGAAACAGGCGATTTTAATGAATTTTTAATTGGAGGAAATAGAACATGGAAAGTTGTTTTATCAGAAGGTGAAACAATTTTCTTTAGTGGTTTTATTAGTCCTGATTTTATAACATCACCTTATTCAAGTGGTAAGAAGCTTTTTTCTTTTACTGCAATTGATGGATTAAAAGGTTTTGATTCCATTCGTTCAGATTATTCTTCTTGGCCACAACCAAAAGACCAAGCATTATCTGCCGTTATTGGTGCATTAAATCAAAGCTTTATTGAACAACGTAAAGTTTTAATAGGTTGTGAAATTCACGAAACTAGAATGGATTCTGATGATTGTGTTTTTGAACAATTTAACATTCCATTAAATGCAATCTACACAGATGGAGAGACTGCAAAGTTTACCAATGGTGTTGTAACTGAAAACCAACAATTACATTTAAAGGACACAATTGAAAGGATGGTAAATCCATTTCTTTGCCGTGTATTCTTATGGAAGGACCAATTTTATGTCATTCGATTAAATGAATTGTCAAAAACAGATTACAAGGCTTATTTATTTGATGCAGAACAAACTTTAGAGGATACTGAAACAATAGTAAATGGAGTTGATATTGATTGCGAAATAAATAGACCTGAAGAAACCGCGAGAAGAGTATTTACAGATTTTAATGCATTTTTAAATTTAGGTGTTTTAGACTTAGATTCACAAGGAGGAGTTTTTGATGCAAAGTTTTTAAGTGCAGAATGGTTTGTAATGTCGCCAGTTTCTCCTTATCCAAATACATATCATTTGAATTTATGGGATTACCACAATGCTATTCCTAGCAATCAACCTAGTAGCGTTCCAAGTGGAAATACGGCTTTGGTTCAATATGTTTCGGATGGAAGTGGAGAGTATTGCCAAATTTGGACAACAACGACAACATCAGGAACAAGCGACCCTAATATTTCTTGGATTTCTGCAAATACCAATAGTACTGGCGGCGCAATAAAAATTGCACAAGAAACTGCAAATACTATCTCTTTAACCTTTCAATATTGGGTTGAAAGAGTTAGTGGCAGTTTTGCAATTTCTCCAGCACTTGGAACTCATGCGGTTGGCTTAATGGTAAAAATTGGAAATCAATACTTATATAGAGATACCACAACAACATTTGATTGGACTGCCACATCAACTATAATGGAGTTTGCGGTAACTGCTGGGTCAGTATGGAATAGCATTGCAATTAATAATGTTTTAGTCCCAACAGATGGAGAGGTTGAAATAAGACTTTACCAATTAATCTGTAAATCAGGAACTGCAAACAGATATGCTTTGCGATATGATGACCTTTCGTTAAAAATTGAGAAAACTGACGGATTATCTCTTTCTCAATTAGGAGTAAAAGCGATTACAAATACTGCATATTCAAATGTGCATCCCGATTATGACACATACATTGGAGATGCTATTACTAGCAATTCAGCTTCAGCAATTCAATTGCTAATTGCTGGAAATCCTGTTTCAGAAGAATGGTCAAGAGATGGAGTGGAATCTTTACCTTTGCTTGACGTTATAGTTCAAGAATTAGCTAACCTAAAAGGTAGAACAAATTATAGAATTATAGGGACCTTAGAAAGACAACAAATTGAACCTTGGAAATCCTTTTTATTTAATGGTCGTTATTGGGCGCTTGTTTCTTATCAGCTAAATTGCAGAACAGGAACGGCACAAATTGAGCTTTACGATTTAGGAATTGAACCAACTACATAAATGGCAGATATTAACATAAATAAATTCAGAACATCAGTAGTAAGAGAAGGTTCAAGGCCTGCATCTGCTGGATTTGTTGAATCAGAAGGTCAAGACCCAGTTGACCCAGCTGGAAGTACTCAAAATCATTTGCCTGTAACAATTGCCCCTGCTGCAACGGCTTTATCAATTACTGATAGTCAAGTTTTAGGTGGAGCAGGAACAGTTGCTCAGTATGTCAGAGGAGATGGCTCGTTGGCAGACTTTCCTCAAAGTATTGGTTCAGGAGCATCTGTAAGCTACTACTTGAATGGTTCTGTTAACCAAGGAACGATAGGCGGAGTCACTTACTACGAGATGAATAAGACTCCGATTATCGGAGCAGGAACTGATTTTACTAGAAACTCAAATGGTTACATTGCTTCGTTTTTAACTGATGCAAACGACCCAGCTTTATTAGTTATTCCTGCTGGTAACTGGAATTTTGAAACTTACTTTGAGGCATCAAGCGGTGGAGGAAGTCCAACCTTTTATCTTGAGTTGTATAAGTACGATGGAACAACCTTTAGCCTAATTGCATCCAATAGTGGCTCTCCTAAGTTAATTAACGATGGAACAAGTATTGAGGCTTACTTTAGTGCTTTAGCGGTTCCTCAGACTACTTTAACTTTAACGGATAGATTAGCTATTCGCATTTATGTTACTACTGCTGGCAGAACCATTACTCTACATACTGAGAATGGTCACCTTTGCCAAGTTATAACCACATTTACGACAGGATTATCCGCATTAAACGGATTGACTAGTCAAGTTCAGTTCTTTGCAGTAGGTACAAGCGGAACTAACTTTAACATTGCGAGTGCTACCGATACGCATACATTTAACTTGCCTACGGCTTCTGCAACAAACAGAGGAGCGTTGTCTTCTACTGATTGGAGTACATTTAATAACAAGCAAAATCAACTTAACGGCACAGGCTTCGTCAAGGCAAGTGGTACAACGATAACCTACGATAACTCCACTTATCAGGTAACATCTGAGAAAGGACAACCTAACGGATATGCATCGCTAGATGGCAATGGCAAAGTTCCCTTGGCTCAGATTAATGATGCGTTGATTGGTAATGTCAACTACCAAGGTCTTTGGAACGCTGCAACGAATAACCCTACATTGGTTAACCCTCCATCGAGTGGAACTAAGGGATACTACTACATTGTCAGCACGGCAGGAACATTTGCAAGCATTAGCTTTGAGGTTGGTGATTGGATTATCTCCAACGGAAGTGCTTGGCAGAAGGTAGACAACACAGATGCGGTAAGTAGTGTCTTTGGCAGAACAGGTAATGTCATTGCTGCGAATGGGGACTACAACACAAGTCAGGTAACTGAGAATACTAACCTTTATTATACCGAGGCTAGAGTTAGTTCGAATACCGATGTCGCTGCGAATACGGCAGCAAGACACAATGCCGTTACTCTTGGTACTGCAAATGGTCTTAGCTTGTCTACTCAGCAGTTGAGTTTGCAGCTTGCGAGTGGCTCACAGAATGGTGCTTTGTCTTCTACTGATTGGACTACTTTCAATAGCAAGGAAAACGCTATAACTGCTGGAACTACCGCTCAGTACTTTAGAGGTGACAAGACTTTTCAGACGCTAAATACCGCAGCAGTTCCTGAGTTGACGAATTTATATTACACAGAGGCGAGGGTAAGTGCTAACACAGATGTTGCTGCCAACACCGCTGCTCGTCATGCTGCGGTTACATTAGGTATTGCTAACGGACTTGGATTATCAGGTCAGCAGTTGTCTCTAGGTCTAGCAAGTGCAGGAGTAACAGGAGCATTAAGCGGAACGGATTGGAGTACTTTTAACTCTAAGCAGCAAGCCTTAAACGGAACAGGATTCGTTAAGATTAGCGGAACTACTATTAGCTACGATAACTCGACTTACTATCTAGCATCTAACCCTAGTGCCTTTATTACATTAACCTCACTAAGTAATGTTGCTCCTATTCAGTATAACAATACAACAGGTGCTATAAGCATAACTCAAGCGAGTGGGTCTACCAATGGATTCTTGTCTAGCACTGATTGGAATACTTTTAACTCCAAACAACAAGCATTAAACGGAACAGGTTTTGTTAAGATTAGCGGAACAACAATCAGCTATGATAATTCGACTTACTTAACAACCGCTGCTGCTGCGAGTACTTATTTGCCTTTGGCAGGGGGAACTTTAACAGGTGCTTTAAACGGTACTAGTGCTACATTAAATTCTAACTTTTATGTAAGCGGAGGAACTCTCACAAACACAGGAAACGGAGTCCACATATTTAATGAAAGTAATTTTGCACAAATTCAATTAAATGGTGCAACAGGAAGTTTAATAGATTTTTCTACTAGTGGAACAGATAGTTTGGCTAGGATTATATATTTTAACTCTTCTGAAACTTTAAATTTAATAAATGCAGGTACTACCGCATTAAGCATAGGCTCTACAGGCGTAGTTACTTTATCTAACCTAGGAGGCACAGGCACACGAATGGTTGTTGCTAGTTCAACTGGAGTATTGTCTACTCAGTCAATTACAGTAGGAACAGTTACTAGCGTTGCGGCTTTAACTCTAGGCACATCAGGAACTGACTTGTCAAGTACGGTTGCCAATAGCACAACTACTCCTGTTATTACCTTAAATGTCCCTACGGCATCTGCTAGTAACCGAGGTGCATTAAGTGCTGCGGATTGGACAACCTTTAACAA